TTTTTTTTGAATGCATCAATGAACTCTGCTTCGAAGTAACAACCGCCATGATCAGCTCTTGTTATAAACTTTTTAATTGTTTTACTCATCACTCACTCGCCTTGTAATTCATCAACACTTGTAACAACTCAAACTCACCATATGTAAGACTGAACTTTTCAGAATCATGCTTGCGATCAATGACAATGACAAACCCTTCTCCATTTGTCCACTGAGTGACTTCCATGAAATCGTTAACACCACTGTGATGGCAATACGCTTTCAGTTCACTAGATACTGCTCGTCTTTTATTTACTTGAATACTCATTTCTTCACCAATGGGTTTTCACCCGCTGTAATGTTATACAAATCATAATGTTGATTGACACGAGCCATAACGTCTAACGCATAAGCGCCATCAGGTAAACAGTATTTCTCACACCATTCTTGTATATTTTCACCGTCAATCTCACAGATGTTCTCGGCATTGAGTTCGCTTTCGTGTACGACACAGTCGTACTTACCACCTCGCCAATACTCTTCAGCAATTGCCGCACGATACGCACTAACAAGATCACCATACACGCCAACAAAATAGGTATGTTTTTCAGCATCACCCCCACGATTCACTAGTACAGTATAAGTTTTCACCACTCCATCTCCCGCCAATTAGTATCTTCTGGCAACATCTCAACGCCGTCACCAAACCCCGCTTTCAGTTTATCGAACATACCTGCATTATTCATTCGCAGACCATAAGAGTTTTTATAGCAGATATAGCAGCTGCCGCTATTACCGTAGAAGTCTACTCTATCTTCTCTTTCAAAGACCATCGTGATACCGCTATTCATTTGCCACGCATCTCCGTCAAGATAACCTCCTGACCAACCACATAATACTTTATAGATAACTGGAGATCCTTCAATGTCAAACTTTAGTACCACCCAGTTGTCTGGGGTATATCTACCACCACCTTCAATGATCATTCATCTTCTCCTTTCACCACTTCACCTCATGCCAATTAGTGTCTTCAGGCATCAGTTCAACTGCATCCCCAAAGCGTTCTTTAAGTTGATTATACACGCCGGTGTTATTCATACGCAACCCGTAACCTCCTTGATGGCACCAATACACAGAACCAGAGCTACCGTAGAATCCATACAGATATGCTTGTTTCTCTACGCCAGTGATACCGCTGTTCATCCGCCAAGAGTCACCATCAAGATACCCACCACTCCAACCACCGAGTACCTTATATAATGTTTCTTCACTAGAAGTTATTTTCAACACAACCCAGTTGTCTGGTGTGTATTCGTTCATCATTTTACTTACCGTGTTCTTCAAAAACTTTGTCTATTACCGCCAGAACAGGGTCACTCTCTAGGTCTAGGTCTGGCCATCCACTATTCCATTCACCAAATACTTCTGGTGCCTGTTCTGAAGCTAATAACATATAGTATTCGCCTGGGTAATGTCTCAGACAACTTGCCGCTTCTTTTCTTATGGATTTTGGTACACGTGGTGTCTTCTTAGGATCCATTAAGTCAAGTAAGAATATACGAGTACGGTTAACAGCATTACGTCTTTCATTTGGCATAGTCATAGGATAGCCTGCAATAAGTACATGAGTCCATAACCAATAACAAATCCAACTGTAAATCGGATTATTACGTTTATCATAGCATTACGTTTCATCACTTATCCTCCGTACCAATCCAACACTAAACGAAACGCCGAAAGATATTCTTCATTGTTCGCACCGTCTTCTTCTAAGTTGTCAATATGTTGTTGCAAATCCGCAATAACAATCTCATCAGTTTTTTCGTGGTCTAACTCTACTTCAATTTTCATTTCGTAACTCCAATTCTTTTTGCATACATTTTCTTCGTCTTGGACATATACCAGTCATTTTTACTACAGCTTCGAGGTGTCCGGTTTCCATTTCTGCGATAGTCTTATACTGCAATGGTTGGTCGCCATTGATACCGTATGTTCCCCACGTAAGTAACTCACGTTGTCGTTCATGAGGCGCATCATCATACTCACTCAGGTCAATCTGATCATCGTGAATAGACCGTCTCAAATAATCTAAACCACCGTCAACCATGTATTCTTTACCATTGGCATCAGTATGTGTCTTATAATCGTGACGATGGGTCGATTCTAAGATCGTTCCGTCAGGAGTTTGCATGGCATTTCTAATTAAACTATTCATCGGGTTCTCTCACTTGATAAAAAATATTCTAAATCTTCTGGTGTACCCAGACCCCACATATCAGTCGCTTCGTGGATTCTGATCTCTTTACAGTCTTCAATTGCTTCGTTGAATACGGGACAAACGTAGAACTCACCATTGACTCGGATGTCTTTCTCGATCATCTGTTCTGCATACTTAACAAAGTCCGAACCATGTTTCCAGTAGTAGTAACCCACAGTCGCATTGTTACTGATAGGATTCTTCTCTGCGACCTCTGTCACAAAGTTGTTATCGTCTACCTTTGCGAATGACCACTTAGGGTGAGTCGCTTTGAATGTTACGATACCACCATCTGCAGCGGTCTCTTGCATCTCATACATGAATTGGGTGGGGTTCCAGTCTACCCACTGATCACTGTTCGCAAAGAACAGAGGACACTCGTTATCAATGTAGTCTTTTGCAAGTAACGCAGTACACGCAGCACCCTGCGTCATCTCTTCTACTTCTACTATTTTACAGTTTGGGGCGATCAATGGCAACATGTTTTCTAAATGAAAACGTTCACGATGTTCCTTCTGTACAACGAAGATGAAGTTTGCGTCCAGTCCTAGGTTCTCTACCACTACCTGTATCATGGGTTTACCATTGACATCAATCAGTGGTTTGGGGAAGGTATAACCCGCTTGTTGAAAACGAGAACCTGCACCCGCCATAGGGATGAGGACGTTTAATTTATCGTCTTGCCATTTACTATTCATAGGATCTTCCAATCTCGTCAGTTTTGGTAATATATTATCAATGGTCACTTCGGTTGGGTTTGATACCCGTATGCAGTGTGCCCGTGATCTCTCTGCGGCAAGTAATCCGGGTGGAGAGTCTTCGATAATGACAGTGTCTTCGGGTAGACACTTCATCATGGACATTGCTTTCCAGTAGATCTCGGGATGAGGTTTGGAGTTCTGGACATCATCGTTAGATAGAATCACTGAACAGAACTCAATTAACCCACTCTTCGCAAGCGCAGTTAGAACAGTACGTCGTATAGAGTTTGAACATACCCCTATAGTATAACCGAGATCCTGAAGATTGTCAAGCAGTTTTATTGCAGGAAGGTTCAAAGATATGGACTGTAACTCTTTAACGGTCGCGGACTGTTTATCTTGGAATATTTGTTCGTGTCGTTCAGAAGGGAGACCTTTACGTTTTGTCAGTATCTCTAACTTCTCGTAGGTCTTGCGACCATCATATATGTTCCGATGGTCTTCGGGGGAGATTGCAAAGTCCTCACCCAGAGCATCATTTAATGCCCTGTAGTGAATGTCCTTCGCATCAATCAATACCCCGTCGAGATCGAAGAGGATTAGTTTGGTGTTCATAAGTTATGTCTCGCATAGGTCTTTAATCTCTTCCATTCCACCAACATATCCCCAGTTACCATCTTCAATTGTAAAACACTGCGGGACAATACGGAAGTTAGAAATCTCAGCAAAATCCATACGTGGTGTATCACTGTCAGTAAATGTACCTGCAAGTTCCCAGTTATCTTCTGGTTCAAATCCTCCCCTGTAACTTGGATCCTCACGTTGTGCAACTTCCATCAGCATGGTCTGCCACTCAGGAGTCAGACTCGGGAGGTAATTGTATTCGTACATATGATTGTTTTGGTTACACCATACCTCCATCATGCCGTTCACCACGTTACAAGAAGGGTCACCATGTATTCCTACCATTAAATATTTCATCAGTCTCTCCGTATTGCGAGTCCGGAATACACACCGTCACTACAGTAAATAGTAGGTAGATTAAGATCTACACAGTAGTATCCAGACCTATTGAAAATGTCTTCCCACTCATCTCTTGTCATCCTAATTTGATGTGTGGGATCTTGTCTTGAACAATCTAAAACATAATCTTCCCCAGCTTCTGCACATATCGGCATACGAAATACCAGAGTCTCTGACTTTAAACCAAACAGAAAATCGTTTACTTGGTCTAGATTCATATGTTCCAATACGTCTAGTGCAAAGGTGAGACCATACTCCTTGTCCCAATCAACAGTGTTACGAACGTCCAATCCTTTCTCTCTGCATTGATTCAACGCCCACTCACTGATATCTACACCGGACACATCTTCGTATCCTTCGTTCTCCATAGCTTCAACAACAAACCCAACTGCACATCCGAAGTCTAGAACAGGCCCTTTGTTGAGTCCGATCTTCTTTAACAGATCATTGATGTCTGCTGCGAGTCTCTTATACCGGTCACCTCTTTTTAAGAAGTCGACATAGTTTACCGTACTGTAATATGCTTCACCGAAGTCTGAATCTGTAATCATTATGCAAAGTTCCTATCGTCTGGACTCATCTCTTGAGCGACCGTATGTAATAGTTTATTGTTATTGAAGTAAAAACAGTTGGGACATGCTGCTTTCCAACCACCGTCACCTGCACCCCTTATCGTATAAGGTATACCAGTCTTCGCGTATTGTATGTTACAAGTATCCCATATCTCAAGGATATTGTCAATAGATCCCAATGAAAAATCTAGATCATATGTACGTTTCTCAAGTACGTGACTTGTGCACACATACACCTGATAATCTCCACCATCGGGGTGTGGCGCAATGTAGGGACGTGTGAGACCCACATAACAACCATTTTCGTAAGGTGTCGCGTTATCCCAGATGTCCTTGATGAAGAACTTGTTATCGACATCAACCTGTTTCACAACCTCTTTCCACTGGTTCTGTACTTCTACCTGTGCACCATCAATCAAGGCATTACCTGCGAGACGACAGAACTTGATCTCAGGATTCAACTCAATCAACTTTGCGATCTTCTTGATCGACTCTACGGTTGTACCAGTGTAGGGTTTATTCGTACGTGACAACTCATCCGGTATACCATTGGTACCATCATAGATGATATAGGATAGACCGATCTTATCTTTTGGAAACGAACCAAAGTCATAGTCTTCGGGTGCACACTTCTCGTCTAACTTAATTAGACTGACTCGTATCCACTTGAGATGAGGGTAAACCTCTGGTCTAAGGTGACGTTCTAGTTTCTCCGTGTTGGTGATGATACCCACATCGAACCCGTAACTTGCTGCAAGTAGAACTACGTCATTAATGTTCTTCTTTGCAACCTTATCGCGGTATAACATTGGGTTACCACCACCGGTAATCTCAATTGCCTTTGCACCCAACTTATGGAAGTCTTCAAATAACTTCTCCAGTTTCTCCCACGGTATATAACTCTTGAGTGGACGTGCAGCAACTGAACAGAACGGACAATCACTATCACACATTTCACACAAACATAGTTGTATATTGATAGGTTTGAAAGTATCTTCATACTGGATAGAATACAGTACGTCAGTGTGTTGGAGATACTTGTCTCCCCACGTAGAATATTTCTGTGTCTTCTCTTCGAAACTCTCACTCATATTAGACCCATTAACTCCTCTACGTTTTCACCCTTAGCCGGTAACAAATCTTTTAAAAAGAAATGAACAAAGTGACATTTAGAAATGTCCTTGTTTGCCGTGAATAATCCATTCCATTTTTGATCCAGATGGACAGTAGGGATCTTATATTTCTTCAGGAAGTAGTTCAGTAATGTTTGGTCAGTCGACCACTTCCATGGCCCTTTACCATTGACAAAGTCCATGAACTCATACCGTGTGATGAACTCTGAGGGGGTTTGACCATTCAGGTATGGACGGAATAGTTTTGAGTTGAGTAGAATCAGACCCATGTTGAAAAACTCGAAACCCTTATCGTTAGGTTTGAAGTCAGTCTTTTTACTGTGCAACATGTTGTATTGCATAGTACTATAGTTTCTTATCTTCTGAACATACTGATCGTTGATGTTCATCTCACGTTCACATACTGCACCAAAGGGTTTATCAGTACCGAAGTCTTCAAAGATGTTTGGTGCGTCTTCGCGGATGAGGATATCAGCATCAACGATCGCGATCTGATCATACTCATTGAGGAAAGAGAATGCATTCTCCTTCTCGTAGATAGGTAGGAAACCGCCATGTTTCTTCCACGAGTCCTCTGATCTATTACTCATGAATGGATCTGGACGTATGTTCAGCATAGGAGTTTGTTGTACCATATGGATGAATCCATACTTCTTACAGTACTGACTTACAGATTCAATACAGTGCTGGTATAGTTTCGAGTCTCTCGCTTTGCCTAAACAAACTTGATATACTAATCGTTTCACTTTTTCTTATGCTCAATAGTTGTGCCAATAGATCTATTCTGTATCTGAGACACGTGTTTGGTTACAAATACCCCGTTCTTATCGCAGTACCCGTGGATAGTACCATCTGAGTTCCATGTGATATTATCTATACTCTTCGCATCTCTGACCATACGAGTCGCGACTTCGGGTTTCAGATAGTACGCAAGTCCCGGTAACGCCTTCTTGTTTTTACCTGTATGACCTAGACACACCATGTCATGTTTTTCCCATAACAGGTCATCTGGTACAGGCAATACTAACATTGCGTCATGTTCTATGATTATTATAGGTTTCCTTCTTGCCTTTGCCCATAACTCTACATGACTATACCACACTGCTTTCTCTGTCGGTGTGAACTCTATTGTACCACGTTTCTTACCAAAATGCAAGTACCCCAGTTTATCCATTGTTTCTGGAGTAATCGCATTAAAATATTTTACATTATATCCTTCCCATGAGGCCTCAACTCTACCACGATAGTACATCGAAGTGGGGTTGTCGGGCATCTGGATCATCCATACATCAGGTTTCATTCTGACTGATAGTCACGCAGATTGAACTCAGTGCCATGCATCTTCATAAGATCGCGTTCGTGGTTTGTGTACACTAGTACCTCTGGGTCGTCTATTAGAAAATCACACGACTTACAGAAATCAGGATAATCTCCTGAAGTGTGTTGATCTCGTAGTTTAGAATATTCCTCTCCAAAGAAGATGGACTTGATATCAGTTTCACTTGTGTGTCCTAGGACTGCTTCCTCATCTCTACCAAGTACTTGACAACACGGATGGACAGCACCCTTCTTGCCTTCCAATCCACCTGCACGGATTACAACATCTGGAGAGAAGGGTCTTCCACAAGTCTTCACTGCTCCTTTACGTACACCAGACTCAGAGATGTCAGTGACACCCGACCAGTTGTGCATCTTCCATATTTCTGTTTTGACATCGAGTTCGTCAACAATACGTTTGTAATGATCTAACTCAAAGTCTAGATTGTCGTTGTCTGTGATTAGATGATAGGTAGACACAACACAATCTGAATTAGTCTCTTTGACATAATCTCGCATTGCTTTCACTTTGGCCCATGTGTTATCAAAGTTACCTGCGATTCGGTTGTACATCCACTTGTCATATGCTTCGACATCATATCCAATCCAAGAGAATCTATAGAAGTCTAACCCTGCATCTACGCAGTCACGCATGAACTTCCCTTCCATACGATAACCATTCGAGAAGATGAATGCCTTCGCACCATACTTCTTAACGATTTCGATGTACTTGGGTAGATTGCGATTGAGTGTTGCTTCACCTGAACCATCGAGATTAACAACACGTAGACCGTACTGTGCACAGTCTGCTACGTTGTCCTCGAACTCTTGAAGTGACATTTTCTTGAGGAAGTCTTTGTGTCGTCCACCTGTTCGTACGTCTTGAGGACACATAGAACACGAGTAGTTACATCCCCCGTTGATCTCGATCACTGCACGATCAATTTTAAAAGTCATCTATCTTATCCATTAATTGTTTCTTATAACGTTTTGCACGACTCAACAAATGCATTTCGTTCTTAGGTAACTTATATAGGTAATCCCAAAAACAGTTACTGTCATCATGGGGTTTACTGAAGTGTACGCCCTGCGGTGAATGTATCTTTGCGATACTACTACCACCTAGTGTGATAACGGGTTTACAAAAGTTACGGGCGATGTACTGCCACATCCCATCATAAAAGATGCAGAACTTGGAAGTACTTATATGATAAATTGCCTCCCTTACAGGAGTGCGGTAGGTTAACTCCACAAGATTGTAACCCTTGAGTTCAAGAAACATAATGATCCTTTCCCATTCTTTTACAGAGAAGGTCATCTTCCATTTCTTTCCACCCGAAGGTATCTCACGGTTAAAGGTGGGTCTCCAGAACACTACTTTGTTTTCAGAACGTTGGAATAGATCCTTGCGGAATATCCAGTGGTGGAAGGTGAGCACCTTCTGTTGATCTCGTTTGTGACCAAAACCTCGCCACCGTAGTTTCTCTATCTCCTCATCTGTTGAATTGAAGATATGATTTACAGTAACATCATGTTGGTTATGGTACAAACTATGAAGTACGTGGGTACGTTCAATGATTGTTTCTGGATCATCATAATGGTAGACATAGTCCTCATCATGCGTCCAGAAAACATTCATCTTTATTGGATGGTCATACATCTTGGCCAATGCATGAGCGGCATTGAGACCATATAAAATATCCCCGACACCAATGGTACCGCGCCAGTCAATCTCATAGTCTTCGTTCACCGTTATTGGTTGACCTGAGATAGGCTCACGGTACACATCAATCATAACTACTTCACTCTTACGGTTCCATCAGTCCAAGTATCCTTTTTAGGTTCTTCTTTCTTAACCTTTACGGTAAAACCCTGATACTGTTGTTTATGACGATCTTTCTTTTTATTTCGGGGGTCAAAGCGGGTATACTTCGCCATGTTACTATCCTACCTTCATACCTGTTCTAGTTGTACCATTAGTCTTTCCGCACGGTTTGTAACCTGTCGGTGCCAAAGACTGTCTCGACCTTCTACACCTGCACGAACCCAATCACCTTCTGCGATTGCACTATTGAAGTTCTTGAACTTACTCAAACGAGTGCGTCCCATGTTGAACATCATATTGACAAGTACACCTTGTACTCCGTCTGGTAACGAATCAAAGTCGCCCTGTCCGTATAAAGCATGACACTCGCTGATTGCTGTATTGAGGTCGTTGTCAAAACACTCGGCAACTCTGTCTTCACTGATTGGGGTTCCAACCGGTTGTCCGTGTTCGGGGTCAGTTTCAAGTACGAGGTGCCCGACACCAAATGTTGCGTACCCAAGATGGTCGTTATAGATTTCATATTCTACACCTTCGTCCACTTTTAATGTTTCAAACACTTCTTGCCTATTCACTACTTGTCTCCTTGATAGATTGATTGTAACATGTCTTCAAACTGTTCTACTTTACTTAGTCTGTTTGGCCAGAGAATGTAATCCTTCTCCGGATTCTTTTTGAGATTGTTTAACAGTGGGGTGATTGCGTTGAACAACCTTTCCAGTCGTTCTTGCGTCTCAGTCCCAGCTTCACGTTCGGTAGTGACGACTTCTAACTCGTCCTCTGTTACCGCAGTAAAACCAAAATCGAATATATCACTCATTGTTCTTCTCCTCGCTATGCGATTCCCATGTGTTCCTTAGTCATTATATAGTCTCTTACTAGACCACTTCTGACTATATCCTCCCACGAGAAGTTCACTGTTTCGAAGAGTTTCATCTGTTCCAGTATCTCTAGGAACGTACTAATACCCTTCTTATCTTTGTCTGTCTTGAAGTCCGACTGTTTACCATCCCCACAGAAAATCACCTTACAGTTATTACCTATACGGGTAATCACCGAATCGAGTTCATGGAAGTTCAGGTTTTGCATCTCATCAACTAATATTATAGTATCGTCAAATGTGATACCTCGTATGTATGATGTCGACTCGAACTCAATGTATTTATTATGAACCAACTTCTCATAGGCGCGATCGTCTTCAAAAAGATCTGCAGCGACTGCACGATATGGCCCAGTGAATGCTTGTAGTTTCTCCTCAATAGTTCCCGGTAAGAATCCCACCTCGCGAGTAGGTACCGCAGATCTAATGATGTGAAGATGACTATAAGGGGTACTCTTGTCAAGTATCTCTACCAGTGCGAAGTACATTGCAAGGAAAGTCTTTCCTGTACCCGCCGTACCTACCAGTGCAAGGTTGTTACCCGCCTTATATGCATCAAATGCATCTTGCTGTCGTATAGTGGCGGGTTCGATGGTACGTAAATGTTCCATGCGTATATTCATGGATTCTGAATGTTCTCTCTTCATTTAAAACTATTTCTCCACATAAAAACTTTCTCCACAACCACATTCGCCAGTTACATTAGGGTTGACGAACTGAAACCCTTCGTTCAGTCCTTCGACCAGATACTCAAGTCTTGTCCCAGTTAGAAACGGCACACTCTTAGGATCAATAATTAAAGTCACGTCCTCTACGGTCACTGTTATATCCTCATACGATTGGGCGTAAGAATATTCCATTCCATATGCGTAACCACTACATCCAGCAGTGTCGACTCTCAGACGAATACCATCACAGTCAGAACGACCCTCTAATCTTTTCTTTAGAACGTCTAGTGCGGGGGGAGTTATAGTTATAATCCTATTAACCCCCAACCGTGATTTGCTACTGCGTTAAGGATGATAGCGACACAAGTCGCCATATGAGTAAACCACCAAAGAGTCCTAATAAAAGCAATAGTATTAGCTTGTTTATCTGTTTCACCAACTTTCTCCCCTAGACTCTTCGCCCAGATTCTCCACCATTTAGTCATGAATACTATTCTTAACCATGCGACTAGTGCCCTGTTTAATTTGGGTGAGTTTGTTTTTCCAGTCAGAACTGGTCTTGTTCAGTATAGAACCGCTGTGAGTGACTAGTTTTGGTGCAGAGTTTATTTGATTAGTCCATTCGCCGGACTCGACCATTTCGGTCATGGTGCTGATAGAGACAATCATTTCTTTGACTTCTCCGGTCTTGGTATTCTTCAGATCGTATGTTGGCATAATATTATAGTTCCTGTATGAAATAGACCCCAATAAAGGGGCCTGTTCCAGATACAGGATCACCCCCTTAGGCGAGATTCAGCTTGAGAGATTGCAGTCTCTAAAAACGTTTGACGTTTCGCGACTTTATATGCAATGTCCGGTTTGCCTTTCTTATTTAGTTTATGAATGAAATGTCCCAACTCTCGCGAGTCTTTTCTAAGTCTTTCAAGTTGATTTGTGGTTCCAACCATACTCTCTCCTTATCTTATTGGGTTAGTTATTCATGAAGTAATTCTGGGAATGCCTCCATTACCAGCTTCTTGGTGATACCTTTAACAGGCATCTTCTTGTTAATCATACCGATGATCAAGTCCGCATCACGAGGATGTATGGATTCACACATATCCAAAAACATCTTTTCTCTTCGAACCTTTGTCAACTGTTCAGACGCCAACAATCCCTTCACAAAATACTTGAAGTTCATGTGTTGCTTGAGCAGGGATGTAGGGGGAGATTCTTCGGAGGTGGGGTTATAGGGTACCGATCCAGCAGGTAGATTCCACTGAATAACATTGTCAAAGGTACCCCGTAATACATCTTTTAGTGCATTATTCTGGTATTCTTTTAGTATAGATACTTTGTCTTGTCTTGATTTAGTGTTAGTTACTTTATCTAGTATCTCATAGACTTGGTATCTAATAGCAGTTAGTGCCATAATATTCTTATCCTTAACGCATTGAAGCTCATTATACAGTTATGTAGGTGTTATGTCAAGCGTTATCTTTTACTACGCTTGGCCGTCTCTTTCTTGATCCAACCCTTCGCCTTACTATTCGCTATAGGTGCCTTAGTGAACTTAGTGGCATCACGGTATGCACGGACAGTCTCTTTCTGGTAATCCTTACCTTCAGAGTTATCCACTACTAGGAAGTTCTTTTTACCGAACATTTGCTGGAAATTACCAATATTCTTTTGTACCGCTTTCCAGTAATCTGTGACGCCTTTAGCACCCAGTGTACGAGAACGTTGTGCATCGCGGGAGATCGCAGTATCGAGATCAGTGTTTACGAAAATCATTGCGACATCGTAACCAAGCGCACGTAGTTGAATTGCCTGTTTAGAAATCTTACGTGGATCCTTACCAGTGCCATCGATTACCAAACCTAGACGACCCTTAATGTACATAGCTTGTTTGGTACCAGTTAGTTTCTTTGCCTTACCACGAAGTTCTTGTCCTTGAACAGAGAAGATGTTGTCTGGATCCATTTCCATACCAGCCTTCTTCATTGCAGACTCGAACGCATCATCAGAGTTTACAACTTTATAACCCATAGAGGTCAGACCTGTCTTACCGACAATGAATGACTTACCAGAACCTGGCCCGCCCGCAAGGAAGATTGCTTTGAAGATTGCAGGGTCATTGACACCCTCGTTTAAAAATTGTTCAAAGGTTAACACGGTGAATCCTTATTTTATGATACAATTATTTATAATAGTTCGGAAGTAAAGTAATGAAGTTTTTCATCATGATATACCACGACTCCATCTAACGCAGTTTCTTCCAATACTTCAAATGCTTCTTTCAAAGTATTTAGTATCGGTTTCCCCTTAACATTGAAAGAAGTGTTCAGTAACACCCCGCCACACGCACTGAGAAGGTCGTACACAAGCGCATTCGACTTTCTGGTAACTGACTGCACCCTTGCCGTGCCATCTACATGAGTCACTGCTGCAAGTTCTTCTTTATACTCTTCACGCGTTTTGACACTGAAGTTCATATACTCTAGGTTGTCATATGATGTTGCTTCAAAGTATATATGTGCGTCTTCCTGTCTTACCATGGGAGCAAACGGTCTGTAGTTCTCTCTGCATTTGACTATGTTAACCTTGTCCTTCTTATCCCAACCCTTGGGGTCACAGATGATAGAACGGTTGCCTAACGCACGAGGGCCTACCTCTGAGGTACCTTGAACCAATCCTAGTATCTTATCATCCTTTAATAGATCCGCTAATTGTTCCAGAGTAATTATAGTTGATTCATGTACATCCAACAATTCCATGTCCTGTATAGGTTGACCTGCATATCGAATGTCCACCCCTTCGAACTCACGCATACCATTGACTGACATATATTTACATAACATACCGAAAGGTAATCCACTATCATGCACATCGGGTGGAACAAATACCTCAAGACCCAACTCGTCTTGTATACGAGTATTGGTTAGTATGTTTAATCCACAACCACCCGAGATCACTAGACGTTTACCATTACGGACAATCTCTTCCCACACTCTGGGTGTCTGTAGGTACTCTAATACATTGTCTTCGTGTTGTCTTTGGATACCTGCTGCAACGTCACACTCTTCTTCCCACGTGAGTTGTAAAGGACTAATGAACATTTGAAAATAGTTATGTTCTTCCGGCGAGTCTGCTTGATTATCAACCCACCATTCCTTACCACTACTAAATGTCCTTCCATAACGAATAATGTTATCTCGCACGAGACCTTGTTCGGTCTTCGTGTACTGCTGTCGGAACCAAGGGAAAGATGGATTTATTGCCTCAGTAATCTCTTCGTCTTCGTTTATCAGACCCTTACCACAGTGACCGAAGTATGACATATGATCGCCATATGCAGATGCACCCATGACTTTACCTGCCATATCTAATGGGTTGGGGGTTACACCTACCATGTTTTGACATCCGAGACCAGAAGAAATATTATAGTTACGACCAAAAAATCTGGTGTCAATGTTCTCGTAGGCGGTTCTGTCGTAGTTTACTTCATTTAAGGATCGGAGACGTTTGGAATTAGCTCTCCATATATGAGTATGACCGTCGTCTCCACCCGCATCGTGAGTAAAGACAGTGCACGGTTTAGTTACCCATGGGGACTGAGCATATGCGCCCCATGCATGTGCAGCATGGTGACGATGATGAGTGGTGGTCTCGCGTACATTGAAGACCTGTTTGACAATGTCGGGATCTAGACACAGAGGATTTATCTGTTCATCGACATCTGATCCCACAATGAAAACGTCATAGTCGTTCTCGATGCCGAAGTCTTCTTCGGATACTTTAAGACATCTCTCTAGTATTTCTTTTTGTTCTTCGTATCGTGCATGTCCACGATAGTGTTTAATTCCGGTTAGTTTCTCTATTTCTATTACGTGAAAGGTTTTACTTTGGTCGTTATAAAAACATATTGAGGAATCGTGTCCCCAATATGCAGCGGCCAAGTTAGCCATCTGGTTCTCCAGTTAAATGTTTTGCGTGTATTTTACATCCAATAAAGGCATTGTAATAATCATCACGCAACAAAACATCGTATTGAAACTGAAGTTTAGCCTCGTAATAAGAGCAATCCCCCTTCGTCTTACATAGACGCAGGATCTCTCGTTCGTATTTTTCACCGCCTTGATGTTCTACCAGTATCTTTAGAGTCTCGTTACTACCGTAGTACTCTCTCCAGTCAGACTGTTTGGTGACTTTCCGTTTTCGTTTAGATCCCTTCAAAGGAGGGAGTCTTCGAGTCGACCAGAAGAACTTTTTGCCTATGTATTTCTTCCCATCTGGGTCGGTGATACAATAGACAAACCCGACGAAGTCTTTTAGAAACTCTTCGTCGGGTTCAAAGGCTAGGTTTTCATAAAACCAATTATTAATCTTCCCACTCCTCTTGAGAAGGCGTACCACACATAGGACAGTGGGTAGGTTTCTCTTCAGAGTCTTTCACTACTAGTGAGGAGGAGACATCACACACCCCACAGACCATTTCGTATTCATATTCCATTGGCAATTCCTCATACCGCGACGACCTTTAGGTCTTCCCAACCCCAGTCGCCTTCCATTCCGTTAACCGAATATTCGGTAACACGTTTCTCAAAGAAGTTATCGTGTGATGCACCATTCAATACCCAGTCCAACCACGGTAACGGATTATCCTTGACGCCAAACTTAGGTTTCATACCCAGTTGTAACAGTCTACGATCTGCAATGTGACGGATATATTGTTTCACATCAGTCTCTGATAAACCTTCAATATCGCCTGACTTATATGCCAGAGTGATGAATCGATCTTCCAGTTTAACAGCATTCTTTGCCATAGTATATATCTTAGACTTCAACTCATCATTTACGATGCGAGGATGTTCGTCACAGAACTCACGGAATAACTTTGCATTACCCTGCACGTGAATAGTCTCATCTCTGATAGACCACTCAACGATTGTTCCCATACCTTTCATCTTACCGAAACGTTGGAAGTTCAACAACATCACAAACGATGCGAACAATGACATACCTTCATTGAATACAGACTGTGCGAGTATTAATGCAAGACCTGTTTGGGTATTGATATTACCCTCTTTCATGAAGTCAATCTTGTCCGCCATCTCCTTGTATTCCATAAATGCAGAATGTTCTTCATCTGGTAGACCAAGAGTATCATTCAACAATGCATATGCACGTTGGTGTACCCCTTCCCGATTCGCAAAGGATGACAACATGTTACGAACTTCATTGTTTTTAAACTTAGGAATCAATAACTCGTGGTAGTTCTCTCCTACCTGTACGTCACTCTGTGTGAACAAACGCAGTACCTGAGTAATAAACTCCTTCTCTTCTGTCGTAAGTTTAGTCTTCCAATCCTGAACGTCTTCACTAAGTTCAGCTTCATCTTCTACCCAGTGAACCTCTTCATGTTTCTTTGTCAGTTCGACTGCCCATGGGTACATGAAAGGTTTATACGTTTTACTGAACTCTAACAGCATTTATCTTGCCTCTGATTAATTAAACTATATGGTTGTATTCTTTTGGACTCCATATGAAGTCCCCACCGATTGTACGAATATATTCGTAATCCAGACTCTCCATTAATTGCACAACACCGAATGAGTTCTTTACTGCACTCGGTGTCTGTATGGAATGTTCTGTGGTGATGACTGGTCGATGTGTCTTTATCGTTTCTAGTGCACCCTTCAACACCTGAAGTTCGAAACCCTCAACATCTATCTTGATGAAGTCTACCTCATCAAACTCAAAGGAATCTAACGTTCTAACTTCACATTGCAAAGGTTCCTCATTTTGAATATCAATGTTTTTATAATGTGATGAATGTCCTGTATAGAGTGGGTTGAAATATATATCTATTTCACCTTCTTCCTCTCCCAATCCATATGGGAAAACTTCAACAGAAGCTAGTGATCGATAACTCACATTTTCTATCAAACATTCTCTAATCTGTGGTACGATCTCAAAGGCTTTGACCTCGGAGAACGCCCCCGCAAGATATTCACTCACGAACCCGTATGATGCACCAACATCAATTGCAACTCTTCTCTTAGTTGCATTCCTTGTAAAGAACTTATTTAGTTTTAGGCAAAAGTTATGATCATAATTCCCTTTGCCCTCAACCATATTGCGGAAAGACATGGACTTCTCTTTCGTCAACATCATCCATCCATTTATTCTTGTCTTACCGCCAAAACTTGGTATGCTTTCCATCCCATTTAACCCTCACATGCACGACATTCCTCAGACTCTTGTGCATTTGTATTGTTCAAAACTGCCATGAGGTCGTCGTATCCGCCAATGTATTCGCCGTCCAGATAAATCTGCGGCACCGTTTTAACATCCTTCCGGCCAGTTATTTCCGCAGCAGTTTTACCCACTTCTGCTAGATCTATCTCGTCGTATGGTATTCCCCTTAATTTCAACTCTTCCTTTGCGAGTTGACAGAAGGGACAATTCTTTTTAGTATATACTAGAGTACGCATGTCACTTTGCAATGCAACACGTTCTACCTTCTCCGATACATTCTCTGCACGGGACTTTGCTTCAGTTCTTAGGTAATACAGACCTTTAAGTCCTTCTTTCCATGCTTTAATGTGGACGCTGTTCACGTAAGACTTTGGTACTCCCGTTGGGAAGAACAGATTTACTGACTGTCCTTGACAGATATACTTCTGTCGATCCGCTGCGTGTTGTACTACCCCCC